ACACCTCGTAAGAAAACTGGCAGACCCAAAGGTTCGTCAGGTCGAGGCTACAACTACCACTCCAAAACCAAGGCACAGATTGATGCAAGGAAAGTTGTACGAAAGAAAGAAAAACGGTTAGCGCAGGTACGCACCAAGCTAGAAAACTATAAACGGTCACTCGACACTTCTAAAAATACTTTAAATAAAATAGAAGGAACCGAGGCAAAAGCCGAAGGAAAAATAACAACAACAACTACTGACGATTTGCCCAAGGCGTTGAGGACTGTCGCAGAAGAGAATGTCATCTTTAAGCCTAATGATGGCCCACAGACTGACTTTCTTGCCGCTTCTGAGACTGATGTTTTGTATGGTGGTGCGGCTGGTGGAGGCAAGAGCTATGCGATGCTGGTTGATCCACTTCGCTACGCTCATCGGGGAGCGCATAGAGCATTGATCCTGCGGCGTTCTATGCCAGAGTTACGAGAGCTAATAGATAAATCTCGTGAACTCTACCCGAAAGCCTTTCCCGGTTGTAAGTACAAAGAAGTAGAGAAGCTTTGGAACTTTCCATCTGGAGCTAAAATAGAATTTGGATTCTTGGAGAGAGATGCAGATGTTTATCGATACCAAGGACAAGCATATAGTTGGATTGGGTTTGATGAGATTACGCACCAAGCTACAGAGTTTTCTTGGAACTACTTGGCTTCAAGACTGCGTACAACAGATCCAGAGATTGTACCATATATGCGGTGTACCGCTAACCCCGGCGGTGTTGGCGCACATTGGGTAAAGAAAAGATATATTACTCCTTCACCGCCTAACGAATCATTTAAGGGAGAAGACGGCCTAAGCCGTAAGTTTATACCAGCAAGGCTAGATGATAATCCTTATTTAGCACACGATGGTCGTTATGAACAAATGCTAAAGGCTTTGCCGCCTACACAAAGGCGACAGCTTTTAGAAGGTGATTGGGAAGTTGCAGAAGGTGCGGCCTTCACAGAGTTTGATAGAAATATACATATTATTGATCCTTTTGAAATTCCTATAAACTGGGATCGTATAAAAGGCATTGACTATGGATACGCTTCAGAATCAGCTTGTGTCTGGGGTGCAATAGATCGGGACGATAATACGTTAATAATATATAGAGAACTTTATCGTAAAGGTTTATTAGCTACAGACTTAGCTTTTATGCTAACTGAAATGGAACTAAATGATCCAATGAGCGTTTCGGGCGTATTAGATACTGCCTGCTGGAATAGAACAGGACAGACAGGCCCAACAGTCGGTGAAACATTAACAAAAGCAGGACATAAGCTCAGACGAGCAGATAAAAACAGAGTTGCAGGAAAGATTCAAATCCACGAATACTTAAAAGTTCAGCAAAGCGGAAGGCCCAAATTACAAATATTTAATACTTGTCCTAACCTGATACGCGAACTACAAAGTATTCCTCTGGATAAAAGCAACCCTGAAGACGTAGATACCCACGCACCAGACCATGCGTATGATGCGTTGCGGTATCTGATTATGTCTAGGCCACGCATAGACGATACGTTTAGTCGTATGCGTCAATTGCATCGTGAAACTATCTATCAACCAGCAGACGGGACGTTTGGATACTAATGAAGCACAAAATTTGGCGACCTTTAAACACTTGGGGTATTTATACATTAGGCATAACAATTAGTTTTACAATTATATATACACTTGTTAGCCTAACACCACTGGGATAAACATGGCAGAAAATAATACAATAATTGATAGCGCAAACAACCTTTACTTTGAAGCAGTAGAAGGTGAAGATGGGCTGTCTATTAATGCAGATGCTCAAGTCAAATCAAGTCTTGCTGGTCTTATTGAAGCACGGTTTGCAGATTCTAAAATGGCTAGAGACTCTGATGAAAACCGTTGGATTACGGCGTATCATAACTTTCGTGGTTTGTATCCAAAGAACGTAAGATTTAGAGAGTCTGAAAAATCTCGTGTATTTATTAAAGTTACTAAGACTAAAGTACTTGCGGCCTATGGGCAGTTAATTGACGTAATCTTTGGTACAGGTAAGTTTCCTATTGGTGTATCACATACTCCACTGCCTGAAGGTGTAAGCGAGTATATGCACCTAAGTTCTCAGGCTTCTCCCGGTATTGAAACAAATGCCACACAGCCTGCCCCTGTACAAGAGAAAGAAATGCGTCCCGAAGGCGGCGTTGGGTATGCTGGTGATGGTCGTGTTCTAAAACCCGGAGCTACATTATCTAGCGGTTTAGGTATCTTTGAAGATCTTGAAACTGCTGAGAATGTTTCGTTTGAAGAAGGCCCAAACCCTATTCCAAATATTCCTGAGATTTCACCGGCTAAAGAAGCCGCAAGGAATATGGAGAAACTTATTCACGATCAAATTGATGAGTCTAGTGGTTCTACAGAATTACGCAATGCAATCTTTGAGTCTACGCTTTTTGGAACAGGTATCGTAAAAGGCCCATTTAATTTTAATAAGACTTTACACAAATGGGAAGATAGTGAAGAAGGTCGTGAGTATACTCCTGTATCTGTACGTGTACCACGCATTGAGTTTGTTAGTGTTTGGGATTTCTTTCCCGATCCTAATGCAACATCTATTGAAGAGTGTGAGTATGTAGTACATAGACACAAATTAAACAAGTCTCAGCTTAGAGCCTTACGAAAAATGCCATACTTTAACGAAGATGCTATTCGTGACTGTATGATGCTTGGCCCTAACTACACAGAAGAAGACTACGAGTACGAGCTAAAAGACGATCAGCGTATGTCAGATATGGGCGCTAGTCGTTTTGAAGTCTTAGAATACTGGGGTTTAATGGATGCAGAGTACGCTAAAAATGTTGGCATTGAACTTCCAGAAGAGGTAGATGTTCTTGATGAAATACAGATTAATGCTTGGATTTGTAATGGCCTTGTACTCAGGGCTGTTGTTAATCCCTTTACGCCACACCGTATTCCCTACAACGCATTCCCCTATGAAAGAAACCCTTATAGTTTTTTTGGCGTAGGCGTTGCAGAAAACATGAACGACAGCCAGCAGATTATGAATGGTCATGCAAGGCTGGCAATTGACAACCTAGCCCTTAGTGGCTCATTGGTATTTGATGTAGACGAGACTATGCTTGTTGGTGGACAAAGTATGGAAATCTATCCCGGCAAAGTCTTTAGGCGTCAGTCAGGTATGCAAGGTCAAGCTATTCATGGCCTAAAGTTTCCAAACACATCTCAAGAAAATATGATGATGTTCGATAAGTTTCGACAGCTTGCAGACGAACAAACAGGCATTCCTAGTTATTCGCATGGTCAGACAGGCGTACAGAGTATGACTCGTACAGCATCTGGTATGTCAATGCTTTTAGGTGCGGCATCACTCAACATTAAAACAGTCGTAAAGAATCTTGATGATTTCTTACTAAAGCCTTTAGGTAAAGCGTACTTCCAGTGGAATATGCAGTTTTTTGATGGGCAGTTAAAAACTACTGGTGATCTAGAGATTAAGGCTATGGGTACAAATAGCCTCATGCAAAAAGAAGTAAGAAGTCAGCGGTTGACGATGTTTCTTCAAACTGCTCAAAATCCAGCCATTGCACCATTCGTTAAGATGTCAAAGCTTATTAGCGAACTAGCATATAGCTTAGATCTTGATCCTGATGAAATCCTCAACGATCCCGAAGAAGCGGCACTAGCCGCACAGATTATAGGAATGCAAAATAATGTTGGACAAGGTACTGGCGAACAAGTTAGCCCCAATAGTGAACAACAAGGAGCTATGGGAGCCGTTGAAGGAACACCTCAACAACCTACGGATGCTGGAGTTACAGGCACTGGCGACGGCAACATTGGAACAGGAAATGTTCCGCAAGCAGGGGAAAGCGAGTTCTCTGGCTAATCTTTTAACTTTAAAAGAACAAGTAAACCAAAGACAAAAGGACAAAGACGATGGCTAAAAAATTCCCAGACCTAAATAAAGACGGCAAGGTAACTCAGGCAGATGTACTAAAAGGTCGTGGAGCTTTTGCTGAAGGATCTATGATGGTTCCTCCAGAAATGATGATGGCTGAAGAGGAACCTCCTGTCGATACATACGACAATATTGGCCCAGAAGAAGAAATGCAACAGGCTGAAGATATGCTTCCAGACGGTGAGATGGAAGAAGAGTACGTAGATTACGTAGCTGAAGAAGTATTAGAACCCGAAGAGCAAGAATATTTATTTAAGGTTCTAGACGAAGATCCAAGACTAGAGGGGATCTTAGATAAAATTATTCTTAATTCAACAGAATTTTCTGGCGCTGGGGAAGTTGATGGCCCCGGCACTGGAATTTCAGATTCGATACCCGCAAGGCTGTCGGACGGTGAGTTTGTTATCACCGAAAAAGCGACTGACCAAATAGGCGCAGACAATCTCCAAACAATGATGGACGATGCTGAACGTGCTTATGATGGCGGTCTTATGGCTAAAGCAGAAGGTGGAATGCCCGTAGAAGGCATGGAAAGATATGACATGGAAAAAGACGATGAAGATACTCTTAATCGTCAAATGGCATATTCCAACCGAATGCCCAGCCTAATGAACCGATAAGGCTACCTAGAACTCTAGCCCCTTATCATTATATAACCTTGAGGCCACCTTGTAGTATCAAGACCCTGTATTAGATAGCGCAATAATACAGCCACCTTGAAGAGACAACAAGCCCCAGAAAGGAGAAGTGACATGAGCGAAGAAGAGCAAGCGAATCCGTACAATGCTAGAAAGTCTTGGCATGAAGAAGACAATAAAGCTACTAAGAGTGCAGATTCATTATTTTTTGAAGACGATGAGGCTACTTCCGAAAATACCGGAACCCCTCAACAAGAACAACGTCCTCGTACCAATTATAAGAAAAGGTATGACGATCTAAAAAAACATTATGATACTAAGATCTCTGAGTTTAAGCAACGCGAACAAGAACTAGAGGCTATGGCACGATCTGCTCAACCGCAGTATCAACCGCCTAAAAGTGCTGAAGAACTTGAACGCTTTAAATCAGAGTATCCAGATCTATATGATACTGTCGAAACAGTTGCTCATATGAGAAGCGAAGAGCAGATGAACGCTCTTCAACAAAAGTTATCAGTAATTGAAGCGCGAGAAGCAGAAATGTCTAAGCGTGATGCTGAACTAGCTCTCAGAGATCGACACCCTGACTTTGAAGATATCAGGGGTGATGACAACTTTCATGAATGGGCTAAGACTCAGCCTGAAGAAATTCAGCGTTGGATTTATAAAAACCCAGATAATGTATCTTTAGCAAGTCGTGCAATTGATCTTTATAAGATGGAAAATAATATTAAGATTAAGAAATCTTCTCGTCCGTCACAACTTTCAAGGTCTAATGCGGCTGATATGGTATCAACAAAGACTACCGGCGTTGAACCACGCGAAGCCAAGATTTGGACACAACGGGAAATTGCCGCCCTGTCTATTGATGAGTATGATCGTTACGAAAAGGAAATTGATCGTGCCATCGAAGAAGGACGGGTAGCAAGATAATATTTGTCTTTTTAGGAGATTTTCACAATGGCTTATAATCAATCAGATCAGTACTTTGAGCCGACAACAGATACAGATGCAAACTTTGCAAACTCTGTTGCGGGTCAGACCAATTCGTTCTTCCTTCCTGCTGTCTATTCCAAGAAGGTACTTAACTTCTTTCGGAAGTCTTCAGTAGCGGAAGCTATCACTAACACCGACTATGCTGGTGAAATTACTGCCTTTGGCGATACAGTACGTATTATCAAAGAGCCAGTAATCACTGTCTATCAGTACGAGCGTGGTGCAGACGTAACTCAAACTAAGTTGACCGATCAAGAAGTCAGCCTTGTTGTAGATACGGCAAACGCATTTAAGTTCATTGTTGACGACATCGAAACTTCTATGTCTCACGTAAACTTTAAGGAAGTTGCATCATCTTCAGCCGCTTACGCATTGCGTGACGCTTTTGATGAGGGTGTAATTGCCGCTATGTTTGCTGGCGTTCCTGCATCATCTCCGAACCATATTCTTGGTTCTGACAGCGCTACTGACTTGGCGGCTGGTACTTTTGATGGTACTGGTAACCTTGACATCGGTTACGCTTCTGGCGAGCACGATCCTATTGACGTTCTTTCACACATGGCGCGTCTGCTTGATGAGCAGAACATTCCAGAAGAAGGTCGCTGGTTCCTTGCTAACCCTGAGTTCTATGAGCAACTGGTACAAAGTAGCTCTAAGCTCTTGAGCGTTGATTTCAATGCAGGCC